TATATTATTATATGAAGAAAACGATTGAGAATCGTAAAAGAACCAATAAATCTTATTTATTCGGACCAGGCAATAACGCTAATCCTAATGGTAGACCTAAAGGCACTCCAAATAAAATAACAAAAGAAGTTAAAGAAGTTATCTCTGAAGTATTTGAAAATATGGGTGGAGTGGAAGCGTTTACTACTTGGGCTAAAGCCAATCCTAAAATATTCTATCCGTTTATTTATACGAAAATCATTCCTAAAAATATTGAAATTGATAATACTGATGGCAAACCGTTTGAAGTAAGAGTTATCAATGGTAATTAAAGGGTTTGAGTTAGGTCATAATGGACAGAGCAAAGAAATCAAGTTTTACAAAGATTCTAAAGAAAACGAAAAACAGATTAGATACTTCAATAATTTGTTTGACAAAAACTTACAATTATATAATTGTAACCGATATGGAGAATATGCATACTTTGGGGCGTTTCGCTGTTCCAAATCGTTTAGCCAACAGTTAGCGGTCTTTCTTATTTGTTTGCATTATCCCAAAACGAAAGCTGTTTATATCCGTGAAACTTACGACGAATTGAAAGACTCGGTTATAAAACAGTTTAATGACGACTTTGAATATTTAGGAGCGTATGAGTATAGAATCTCGGATAGAGTTGCTAAGTTTAAAAACGGGTCAGAGTTACGGTTCAGAACGTTCGAAAAAGATACTGGAATATTATCGACGGAATATGATGTTATAGCAGTCTGCCAGGTTGAAGATATTCCTCACGAGTTGTTTTTGCAGCTGATTGGTAGAGCATCAGGCAGAATCTTAGGGCAGAAAGGAATAATTTTAGTGGAAGGTAATCCCGCAAGCGGTTGGGTTAAAGACAGATACAGGGACCAGTCAATAGAAATGTTAGAACAGAAAGGTATATTTTGTATTCCTGATGGAGTAACACCGGACAATCCGTTTGTCACAGCAGAATATAAACAATGGCTTATAGATAACTATCCAAAGTTCTGGCTTGATAGATATTATTATGGATTATGGGATAATCGTGAAGAGCTTGTATTCAGTGAGTTTAACGAATCAAAGTATGTAATCGAACCAATAAGCCCAAGAGACATCCCCAAAACTTATGTTAAGCGTAACGGGTTTGATTGGGGATGGAACAATCCAAGTTGTATACTACGAGCGTTTTTAGATTATGACGGACGTTTAACAATATACGATGAATTTTATCAATCTAAAACTTTACCCGAAAACTTAGCTGAATGGAATAACCAGTATGGCAAGGTATTAACAGTAGCAGACCATTCGATGAAAGGTTTGAAAATGCCCACCAAAGATGATGAAAACAAAACAGTCTGGAGTGAGTGCGAGAAATACGGAATGTTACTTCAAACTTGCAACAAGGAAGAACTATCTAACATCATACTTACCAACAGTCTAATGAAACAAGATAAGTTCAGAATAACTAAAAATTGCGTCAATACATTGAGAGAAGTAAAGAACTGGAAATGGAAACGGTTGAAATTAGGCCAGGACAAGAACATGCCTGAAGAAGCGATAGACAAAGATAATCATGCTTGTGATACCATAAACTATTTAGTAGCAGATTTGTTTGGCGAACAAGCACCAAACCCAGCAGACGCAGAGTTCAAAAAATCGTTGCAGTACGTAGTTATGAAACATAACACAAAACAGTTGGCGTATGTGAATAGTTAAAAATGAAATACAAATACGATAGAGAATTAGGTAAAGTAGTTGAAATATCAGGAACAAAACATAACGGGTTCAAGAAGTTTTTCGACTGGTCTCTTGGTAAACAGATTAATAGTTTAGACGATATAAAAGCGATAGAAAAAAAAGGTCAGATATTTACTACAGTCAGGGAAGTAGAAGAACTGAAAAAGAAAAAAGAAAAGTGGAGAGAAGAATTACATTTAAAACAGATAGAAAAAGGTATTAAGAATATATTGATAGACGGTAATCAGGGCAGGAAGTTTAGTATGGAAAACAGAGAACATCGGGAACGATGTTTAGCGGAAATGAGAAGAAATTAAATGAGTTTACTTGGTAAAGCGGCAAACTATTTAAAAGATTTAACTGGTAGGAATAAATTATCAAAACCTCAAGACCACGATGATTTGTTCAGGCTCATTTCTAATATATGGGATAAGTGCGAGAACAAATCTGGATACGTTAAAAAGCAAAGAAGTTACTGGAACGGCGAATTACAGAACTCTTTATCAACTCTTGGATATTTTTTAGGTCAGGATAGGTCAAACTACAATATTGTCAAATCGATAACAGAAACTAAAGTTAAAAACATGCTTGATTGCCAGTTTGTTATTACCGTAGTTCCTGATTACGGTTCTTTTTACGATATAGATAAAATGAAAGATGTGCGAGATGTAGCTGATATATTTACAGACGCATTGAGGGGAATAGACAAAGCAAACAATGTGGATTGTATTGAAGAACAAATTGCGAGAGATGGTGAGCTATGCGGATTTGGTGGTTCTCAGGTTGAATTGTCAACTACTGATAGGGCTGATGGCGAAATCAAGATTAAATATATACCAGCAGAGAATTTACGGTGGAACAAAACCGCTTCACAAGACCATATTTCTGCAATTGGATATATAACTGAATATACACCTGCGGAAGCGAAAGAATTATACGCTAAATTAAATGGCGTTTACGACGAAGAACTCTGCAAGAAAATTGATGATCTATCTGAAAACGTATACGAACGTGAAGGCCATAAATCGCAGACAGGAGCAGTATTGAATTACGTTAACACCGCCAACAATACCGGTGGCAGAGCGTTTATAGAGGCAGGGAGTGACGGTATACAATGTGGCAGAGTAGTCAAACTTGTAACGTTGTATTTATTAGACGATTCGGTGTATGCTCCCGAAGAAACCGACTCTAACGAGACAGAACAATTAAAACAAGAATATATCAAAGCGTTCCCTGACGGCAGGAAAATCGTATTTTGTCCAAGAGACAATAAAAAAGTTATATTATTGGACGAACCCGCTCCAACGGGATTTAAAAAGTTAGGGAATATAGATGTTTATAATCATACCTATACCAATAGTTTAGCCGGTAAGGGAAGTATTGACGATATTATACCTATACAAGACAGGATAAACGGATTATTCGCTAAATACCGGGAAAAAGTAAGTTTTGATTTCGATACGTTAATCGGTCCCGATGACTTAACGGAGGACGGTAGCGATATAGTTAAAAGCGGTTACACAAAAGTTCCATCGTTTAACCAAACTAAAATACCCGCTTTTATTTCCTCCAACAGTATGGAAAAAGCGAAAGAAATTTTAGTCGCTATCGAATCGTTTGTTAAAGGCGCTTACGAATTAGCACATATTAACCAGATAATGATGAGTGGCCAGCAACCGAGTGGAATAACCAGCGGAGAACAGATAGAACGTTTACAGGAATCACCGATGGTTGATATTCGAGCTCAGCAACGTAATTTCAAGAATTGGAAAATAGCTGTTGGTGAAAAATGTTTGTTGCTTATTATACAAAATTATACTACACAACGATTAATATTTCTTACCTCTGCGATTGACGGCGCTAAGATAGCTAAAATCGATACGAACAACGAAACAGGTGAAAAGAAAATAATATTATACAAAGAAATTGAAGGTAAAGTAGAAGAAACTAAAAGTATAGATTTTAACAACGAATGGAAATTTAAAGTTGAAGTTATTGCGGGAACAGAAATACCAAGAAGCAGGAAAGAAAACGCTGCTTTAGCGGATAAAATAGCAGTATCACCTATAATGCAATCGGGCAATATACCGTTAATAGAAATGTATCTGGAATCACAGGATTATCCTAACCGAAGAGCGGTAGTGACATTACTAAAACAACAGCAAGACGCTATGGTAAAGAACCCGCATGTAATGACGATTGAAGATATAATCAAAAACCCGCCTGTTTGTACAGCTGTTTCGAATTTGTTTAAATCGTTAGATGGGTTTAGTAAAGCCCAAGGACAGTTGCTATCAAGTGTTGGTTTAGATCCATCAACAAATACATTGACTACAGCTCCAGCAGATAAAATAACGTCAAAATCACAGGTAAAAGATATAGCCGTAGTTGTACCTCAGCAAATTTCAGAAAATCCAGACCAGATTGTTTTTGGGAATAAAACAGCAAGAGAAATAGAGGACAAGAAACAAGTCCTGATAGAGAGCAAAAAACAAGCTCAAAAAGGAGGTGTTCTGCAATGAAAGATTTAGTGTATGGTGAGGAGTTTGAATTTAAAGGGATGACACTTAAATTTAAGGTTAGGGGTATTTTACCGGCAGGTCAACCATTGCAATTAAATTTTAGTGGAGAAAAGATTTATAACGTCGAAGTAAATGGAAGATGTGAATATATGAAAGAATCGTTTTTGGATATGTTAAATGTTAGTCAGGTAAAAGCTGATATAGGTATTGGTATTGGTAAACCAACAGAACTTATAGGAGAAAAAACAGAAAACCTAATAAAAGCATTACCAAAAATATTAGGCAGACCGCCTAAAAAAAGGAGGGGTAAATAGATATGCCACCAGAAATGGAACATTTACAAGAAGATGAAAAAAGGTTTGATGAAATATTGCAGTTGTTAGAACAAGCAAAACAAGATCCGTCTGTAATAGACCAGATTATCCAGATTGTTTCTGAAATGAAATCAAAAGACGAAGGTGAAGAAAAGCAGGGAGAAGTAGAGGAAACAGGTCTAACCGTAAAAGGTTCTAAGCCAAGTTTCGAAGAGAAACTGCAAAAAGTAATGGCTCAAAGAACAGGAGGGTAGTATATGGTAAATATACCAAAAGAAGAATGTAAATTTGTATCTCCAGAAGAGTTTGGTTTGCCACAGCAGATGTCTAACGCCCAGTTAGTTAAAATGGCAAAAGCAATTAATGGGATGACAGAAAGATTATCGAAAGAAGAATTGAAACAAAAAATAGCGGAATTAACTAATAAATTAAACGAAACGCAGGGATAAACAAGCCCGGAACAAATGGGTAAACATTCCCAAACAGGAGCAGTAAAAATGGAATCTACAACAGTAGTAGCAACAGAACCTACAACAGTAGTAGCAACAGAACCGGTAAAAGAAAGTTTAACTCAAACGAGTTTGTCTGGAACAAAACCAGAGTCGTTGGGCACACAGGTAGGGGTCAAAACAGACCTTGCAAAATCTGTATTGCCTGAGGCTAAATGGTATGAGAAAGACGAACGATGGGATAAGGTATGGAAAAAGAATCCAGAGAATATCATAAACGGATATAAAACTCTGGACGAAATCCTTGAAACGAAGTATAAACCTACATTCAAGATGTGGGAAGATTTACAAGGTAAATTCAAGGGTGTCGGTATTGACTCAGGTAAAATTGACGATTATATAAACGAATATAAATCGTTAAAAGACCCTAACAATGCCGTAAATCAAGTTTATAACTTATTGAAAGAGCTTATTTCCGACGACGATTTAGCGGCTCAGGATTTCGATTTGGCTATTGAAAAAATCAAGGAAGGTAAACTGTCACGTAAATATCCCGGTGTTGACGCAGAGTTACGAGAGAAACTAATAGCCCAAGAGAAAGAAACTCACGAGCTGAAACAATGGAAAGAGAGTTTAGAACAGCAAGAAAACGACAAGTTATCTTTTGATAATGTTACAAAATCGCTTGATAGCATTAAAAAGATTGCCGAGTCCAAAGGGTTTGAGTTTAATGATAGTATCAAAGCAGAGTTTCTTAAGCATTGTCAAGAAAAAAATGTGCCTACAGCATATATAGTACAGGAATTTAGAAATAAATACGATGAAGCTCTGGATAAGTCTTACGAGAACAAGTTGAAATCAAGTATGCTGGAAGAACAGCAATCCAAAAATAAAACTACTATACAAGTTACTAAATTACAGAAAAACGATTTATCCAAAAAGAAAAGTTTTGAAGAACGATTGGGTGAATTGCTAAATCCTAAAAAATAGTTAATTGTATAGAGTTTAAAAGGAGATAATAAAATGACAGTTCAAGCAAACGAAATGGCGTCGGGAGTAACTCAGCTTATCCTCGACAAATGGCATGACGGGTTGGCTTTTACTACGCCGATGTGGGATATGGCGGTAAAAGGTGAAGGCAGAGAAAAAGAAACTGGAGGAACATTCTTGCAGTTTCCGATCAAATTAATCCCTAACGTAACCCAGGGATTTATAGCGGGTTCAGGTGGCAACGTAGGTGTTACACCATCAGTTCAAAACCAGTGGGGATATTTAAACTGGAAATATGTATATTGGGCTAGTAATTTCACCTTGGCCGATATGACTATTGCAAACGGAGAACAAGACAAAATCAAAATATTAGCAAAGAAAATCAAAGGTGCAATGGGAGACGCTGCACGGCTTATGGCTTATGCAACGTTTAATGGTTCTGGTTCAAACGCTCTGGCTTTCGAAGGGCTTGCAGACGTGGGCGCAGCTTCAGGTACCGCCTACGCTTCTTTAACAGACACTGATTATTCAGAGGCAACAGCATATTTGCCTTATATTTCAACTGCTACAGTTATTTCGTATTCAAACATAGTTGAGATAATCAACAAAATCAAAGGCAGAATACAGCAATCTGAATATAACCCTGAAAGAATTTTTGGGTTGATGAATGACGGAGTGTTCTCTAAATTTCAAGCGGCAGTGCAGAACGCTCAGATGTTTATAGACAAGAAAGACCTCTATTCAGTTGGCTTCCAGGGTTTTCGGGTTAATTCGGTCGAATTTTACCAGGATGCGTACTGTCAGGGCACTAATACCGCCTCAAGCACAAACAATTATCTGTGGGTAGTCCCGATGGACGTAATGAAATTTCATTACAAATTTGGTTTTGATGTTGCCAGTCCATTCGATACAGAAGAATTGAGAATACCAGACCAAGCAATAGTAACAACTCAGAAATTTATTGCTGGAAACTGGGTTTGCACAAACAGACGTTTAATCGGAGTATGCAAAACATTAACACTATAAAATTAAAAAACGAATATTATACTTGCTCTTTCTTACGAGGGGGAGCAGGTATAAATTCGTATAAATAAGGGAGGAGAAAATAATGAGTCAAGTAATAAGAAAATATCCGTTAGGTAATTTTGCTGATTTAACTACACCGACGGCGACACAAAATCCCGCCTATAAATTAGGCGATGAAGTCGCTATGTGGGATGGTGATTATAAAGCACGAAAAGTATTTAAATATGTGTATTCTGGAATAGGGTTAACACAATATGGTGCATACCAGATTACCAATTCTGGTGTAGCTGGAACAGAAGTCCAGTCAGTAGCTTTCACGAGTGGATTCGCAACAATTCCTGGACCGCTTGTTGGTATCACTCCAGTTACTGTAACCTCAGGTTACTATTGTTTTTTACAGACTGAGGGACATTGCACTGGATTGATAGCAGCGACGTCTACTAACGTAGCTGGCTGTGCGTGTTTAACAGCAGCAGCAAGCGCTTCGCTGGTTGGTTCTACAGCAACTACACCATTGACATCGACGGTAGCATATTATGTTTCAGGTACTTCGGGCGCTTCTGGAGTGATGTATTTACCAGGCGGAGTTCCAAGGATAATTACAACCTAATAGGAGGGATAAAACATGTCTCAAAAAATTACTACATACGCATTAGGTGTTGATACTGATTTAACAACACCAACAGCAACGAAAAATCCCTCTTATCAGCTGGGTGATGAGCTAATATTATGGGATGAGGATTATAAAAGTAGAAAAGTATATCAGTATATATATTCTTCTACCGGTTGCACAGCATATCAACCGTTCCTGATTAGACACACCGGGACTGCAGGAACAGAGGTACAAACTAATATAGCTAACGTTTCTGTACCCAAAAAAACGTGGCAGTTAGGTATTCCTCAAGTAGCTATCACAAGCGGATATTATGGGTTCGTTCAGACAGAAGGAGTTGGTACTGGATTGGTTACTACCAATTCGTCAGGATATATTGCAGGAGCCAGAATGACCTGGACAAAAGACGCTACTTCTTTGGTTGGCTCGACAGTATTGATAGAAAACGCTCAGACAGTAGCATATTTAGTTACAGCAACGTCAGGCAGTTCAGGTAAAATATATATGACAGGTAAACCAGTGATAGTCTTATCAACATCGGGAGCGATTGTATAGATGGCAGAACGAGTTGTCAACATAATAGGGATGGGAATTAGTGCAAAGCAAGTTCCCGACACGGGAGAAAACTGGGTGATTAACGTTGCCTATAAAAGAATCCCGACAGGTAAAGTCAACAAAGTATTTTTCTTTGATGATTTTCCTTCTTTTTTGTCTGATGACCCGATAATTCCGCCAGTAGACTATACGTTTCTAAAAATGTTGAAAGATAACCCTGAGGTAGAAGTTATATCCCGTTATGCGGAGAATATAACCATACCAACAGGTGAGGTCGTCGGTAAAGTTAGTTCATATCCATTAGAAAAAGCGTTGGATTTAGCTTATATAGGATATTTTACATCTTCAATGGCTTATACAATCTGTTACGCCATACTCGAAAAAGTAGACCGTATCAGATTGTATGGCTTTGAGGTGTGGTCTGGTTGCGACTCTAACGAGTATGCTTTCCAACGGCCTTGTGTGGATTTCTGGTTGGCGTTTGCTATGGGTAGAGGTATAAAAATTGAATTACCCTACTACATGATACACACTCTTTCGCCAGAAACTAATTATTTTTATGGATATGCCAAGAAAGAATTAATAAAAAACAGTCAATTAAATAAATAAAGGGGGGATATTAAAATGGCTTTTGCTTACACGAAAAGTTCGCAAGAAGGACATGGGTTTGGTTTAAAAACTGTATGCGGAACATTCTCTAACGTTTCAGCTGGTACAGGCGGAGTAATATATACAGGATTGAGCGTAGTTATTGCTATGACATTGTCAAGCAATTCTACAACCCATGCGTATATTACTGACGTCCCGGCTGGCGGTGTTCTAAAACCAAACGATGGGATCACTATTGTTACTGGTTCTACCGATTATGGGACTTGGATTGCTTGTGGTTTGTAATTGTATTATAGTAATCTAATTTAAAATTGAGGTATAAAATATGAATGTTCAAGACGCTTATACCCGGATATGTTTTGATATCGGAACCGCTGACGACACTTCTGGCAGGTCGGTAAATCCGCAAGTTAGTAACAAGATAATACTGATAAAACTACTTGACCAGTTGAGAGATTATTCTAATATTACAAAAGGGATACAGGACGTTTACAGTTTTTCACTTGACCAGCAAATATCTTTTATCGCCGCTCCACCATTAGCTTTACGGTCGAGAGGGTATATGTTTGGCTATATAATATCTAACGGTACGATATTCCCAATGGACTTTAGAAGCCCGACAGACGTATTCCCTAATTTCAGAGTAAACCCGGTAAATGGTATAACAAACTGGTTAATGCCCTGGCAGGCAGGACATACCGGTTATCTCTCGGGATTTCCTAACAGTTCAGTTTCAGCATTAACGGCTACATTGACATCAACGATAAATTCTTCAGCGACTACAGTTCCGATTGATTCTACCGCAGGACATATACATAATTTCGGGAGAATAACTGTTGATTCTGAAAAAATATTGTATGAATATAAAGACGACACTAATTTTTATAATTGTGTGAGAGGTGTAGAACAGACAACAGCGGCAAGCCATACGAATGTTACTACTCCGTCGGTAACTCAAAACAATATAATTTTGTTTTATTCACGGCTACCTGAAATATTTGCAACGGAAAGTGACGGGACAATATCAGTGTCAACGTTAGCCCACGAACTCGAACCTTGTAATGAACACATGAAAGGGATAATTAAAGCAACTGACTGGGAATTGTTAAGTAAAATAGACGTTGACAGAGCCTCATTATATAAAACAGATTTCGAGGATATGTATCTACGGTATGAAAAGGACATTAGAAGTGGTCATGCAAGAAACAAGCAGAATGTAAATATAAGAAGTCCATTCCCCGGACACGAGAGTGGAATACCTTTCGGGACTAACTTGGTTTATTGAGGAGGATAACAAAATGCCTTTTAAAAGCAAATCTCAGCAAAGATTTATGTTTGCAGCTGCAGGACGTGGAGAAATACCTAAAAAAACAGTAATGGAATTTGCTCACGCAACAAAAAACATTAAGAATTTACCAGAACAAAAATCATCACGAGACAAAGCATACAAAAAAGCAATGAGTAAATAACATGGGACAAGAAGTAATATTAAATTTTAAAGAGTTTAAGGGACTGAAAAACGATGAAGATACTAAACAAGTTCCATTCGATTATTTTTATCAGATGAATAATTTTAATTATCCCGACAATGGCATATTAGGAATACAAAAAATACTAATGCCTTCACAAGTTAGCCAGATTGGTACTGATAGCATTGATGGATTATTTGAATATAAATATTTAGATAGTGGTGGAGTATTACGGACAGAAGAAATAGCAGTTACCAACGGGGAAATATACAAAGATTGTTTAGCTGTAAGTCCAGTTCTACTAAAAGAGGGATTGTCGGGTGGAAAAACATCGTTTGCAATATATAAAGATAAATTGTTTATTGCTAATGGTGTGCAATACGTGCAAGTTTTCTGGGGTAGTGAGGGAGTAATAGCTGAGATGGGTGCTCCAGCAGCAGTTATAGATGGTAGTGGAGATGTTGAAATAGGCGAACATTATTATGCAATGACTTACGTTACCGCTGGCGGTGAAGAGGTTTTGGGGTCAGTAAGTAATGTTATAGATATTACAGGTTCAAAGAAAAAAGTAAATTTATCTTTACCGATTGGATATACAGGAACATTAACAAGAAACATATACAGAACCGAAGCAGATGGGACCCAATTATATTTACTTACTTCAATAGCAAATAATACAACACTAACGTATGAAGACAATACAGCTGATGGTGGATTGGATACAGGCACTCCTATCCCGGTAACAAACAATGAATTACCCATACCACACCAGTTAGGTGTAGCAAACTCGGCATTATACGGAACGGTTGCTATAGGATACCCGACCCAAGTATTTAAAACAGATACAAACGTTGAGGTTTGGGATTCCGCTAATTATATTGACGTCGGTAATTTTGGGAACGATAATACAGCTGTAGTTGGCATGGGTGTTGATTTTAGTAATATTATGGTCGGAACGAGTAAGAATATATATTTAATACAATGGAACGGAACAACTTCGCCAGTAATACCAACGAGAGCAAATGTGGGTATGAAAGATGGGTTTGCTGTAGAATCAGTTCCTGCATTTGGTGATTTTCTTGGTGGGTTGATGTTTGTTTCGACTTTAAATGATGTTAGAATATTAAATGGGATGGACGCTTTACCTGTTGCGACCAGCATAAACAATGTAAGAACAGACAATTGGTCACAAGATATAATGGGTTCTCTTAACCCAGCATTAAAATCAGCTAATTCTATTTATATGAAATTTTACAAATACCGTCTAAATTTAGTAATTGATTATATTAAATATGTGTTTGATATTAGAACAAAGCATTGGACATATCATAATATTATTTCCGCAAATTATCGTTCTAAACCGTTAGTGTTAGGCACATTTGTAAACGAATTATACAACGGACAACCTGATGGATGGATAGAAAAAGAATATGCTTTAACAACATATAAAAGTGAAAACGTAAACGCTACTATTAAAAGCCCGAGAATAACTATTGACGAAAAGTATAAATATGTAATGAAATTTATCTGGTGGTTTATATCAAATAAATCTTCGGCGGTTACTGTTCAGGTTGTTACTGATTCGAATGCATATTATCCTATTACCGCTACATTTAATATGACAGGCGGGTTTTTTGATCCTACTTATTATAACGAAACATATTTTTCAGCAGATAAAAGCGAAATGGATTATAGAGTTTTAAACGTAAATACACCTTGCAGATGGTTTGAATATACATTAATAAACTCCGCAGGAATTGTAAGTATCCAGAATATATCTTTAGTAGGACAAATATTGAGAAGCAAACGAGAAGGTATAACAGCAAACAAAGGTGATATGAAAGAGATGTATCAACAATGATAGAACTCGTAGATTTTAACGACGAATATATAGAAAAAAGCGTAGAATGGCATAGAGATGAAATACTTAGAGACCGTATAGGTTTATGGAACGATTCTTATACCGACGAAGAATTAAGAAATGTAGTATTAGAATGGATTAATAAAAAAAATTCTAAATTGTTTGGGATATCAAAAGAAGGTAAACCGATAGGATATATATTATTAAAAGATATAGACACAAAAAATTCGTATGCTACTATACACATAACGATAACATCAGAGGAACAGAACAAAGGGTATGGTTATAAAGCGACACAAAAGATTATAGATTACGCTTTTGATACTCTCGGATTAAATAAATTATGTGCTTATTTTGTAGAAGACAATAGAGATATAATAGAAATGATGAGAAATGACGAACCGTTTGGGTTTGTAGAAGAAGGTACATTGAGAGAATCAATAAACAAAAAAGGTAGATTTAGGGATTTAATATATTTTGGTCTATTAAAAAAAGATTATATATACATAAAGGAGAAATAATATGGGAGTAAATATTAAAGATCCAATTTCAGGTGCAATTGAGGCAGGAGCGAATATTTCGGCAGCTCAGACACAGGCAGAAGCAGCTCAGAAAGTAGCTGCAGAACAGAAAACAATGCAGATGGAACAACTAAGAGAACAAGGCAGAGAGTTTGATATTGGCTCTAAGTTTCAGATGGAAACGCAAGCAGCCAGACAAAAAGCTTATGAAAACGCTTTAGCAGCTGGAGGTGGAACAGAACAACAATTTTTGAGTGCTTCTGAAACTGCCAGTCCAGAACTTGCACAATTGAAATCAGATATACTTGCAGGTAAATCCGAAGCATTAGGACAAGCTGGCCAGCAAATGCAATCGAGTATGGCACAAGAAGGTGTCCGTGGCGGTCAAGCAGCTACACAGTTAAGACGTGGAGTTGGTGAAATGGGAACACAAGCACAACGGGATATTAATCAACTTATAGGCACAGAAGGAATGCAAAGAGAGTCAGAAAAAAGAGCGTATTTAGCCGCTTTAGCGAGAACGCTAAAAACTGGTGGGGGAGTTGCAATATGAAACTAAATATACCTAAACTAAACATAGACATATCAAGTTTGTTGAAAAATCCTGTAAGTCCAGAAGAAGAAATGAAACAAAAATATATAAATTATATATCCAAACCGTCAACATACACTCCGCCAGCACAAGCAGGGGATATTGTTACAGCAATACAAGGTGCAAAAGGTATAGGTAGTAAAATATTAGCTGGCCTTGGAAAAGGGATAGAGTTTGTAGGTACAAGTACCGGTCAGAAATTACTATCAGGATTGAATAGAGAAAATCCTTATTATACGCAATCAATGTTACAATCAGCTCAACTACAGAAAGAGCAAGAATTAGGTGAAGCTGGAGCAGCCGGACAAGAAGAATTAGGAAAAATGCAATCAATCGGAGAATATGTAAGAGCGCAAGAACAGCAAAAAGCTGACTTAGAAAGAGCGAGAATGGAAAGAGAAATGGAGATAGCCGCAAGAGAACCGGAGAGAGAATCTAATATATTAATAAAGAAATCATTAATGGAACAAAGAGGAACAGCCGAAAAACGAGCGGGCGAAGAATTAAGGGTAAAACAAGAAGAACTTACAAAAAAACCTCTCGAAGAGGTTGTTGACGAAGCTTATAAAAAGGGAGACATTTCAGTGCAAGATTATGCAAAAGCAAAATCTGAACCATTACGATACAAAGTATACGGAGCAGGAACAAAACTGATGGGAATACAGTTAAAAAGAGCAAAATTAGAAGAGGGTAAATTACAAATAAATACAGAGACAGGTGAAAAAAGATATATATTTTCTGACGGAGAAATAAGAGGAGCAAAATAATGGCTTGGGTAGATGTTGTAAGAGAACAACCAAAACAAGGGAAATGGGTAGATGTTGAATCTGCAAAACCTAAAGAACCTACATATTTTGAAAAAGCAGGGAGTCAGGTTATGCCTGAGTTAAAAGGATATGCAGGATTGATTAGTAAAATTATTAACCCCATTAAAACTGGGTATGATATAGGTAAAGATATAGCAAAAACTTACGAAGAAAATCAAAGTGTTATGCAACCGAATAGGGGTATAAGTTCATTATTTCAAAAAGGTTTAGTTGAACCAGCTAAAGAAATGGGTCCTGCTATGGTAAAACCATATATCCATCCTATAAAATCATTTGAAGAAGCGCCTGTTTCAACAGCGTTGGCTTATACTCCATTGTTAGGCAGAAAATTATTTGGTGGCGCTGGCAAGGTAGCAAAACTTGAACCTGTATCTGAATTGATTGGTGGCAAACTTGAACGAAGCACAGTAGAAAATACAGCGACAAATCCTTTTGTGAGAAAAAATATATCTATGTTTGCAAAAGAAGATATAAATGATGTGGTAAATAACGCTGCAGAATCAACATTAAACGCAAGAACCAAAATACAAAATGCTCAGAATTATATATATACTAAACATGGTATTACCGACGATATGCAAGTACCATTAGGAGATACACTTAAAAACATAAGTGATGAAGTTAATAAATTCGGTAAAGGCGCTATTGGTGAGAACAAGAAAATAGCGTCACAGGCAAAAAGATTAGTTGTAGATTTAAAAATGCAAGCCTCTAATAATGTAGCAAATTTTGGGACATTAAAATCATTAACAAGACAAATATACGATTTAGCGGAAAGCAACGTAACAGAATCAGGTAAATATACAGAAGCTGGTAGATTATACAATAAAATAGGTGCAGAATTGACAAAATCAAAAAAGTCTATTCTACCAATAAAAGAAGCAAGCGAACAATATTCTGCTCTACAAGAAGTAGACGATATATTAAGAGAAACATTGAGATTAGACAGGATTAATGGCGAACAAACATTGCCAATGAAAATATTGAGAAGATTCAAAGATGCTGAACACGGACAATTTAAAAAATCGTTAAATGAAATTAATGATATTATTAAAAAACATTCTGATTTATTAAAAGAAAATCCACAAACAGCAGATTTAATCAATGAATATGGTAACGCTGGTTTTGTTGATAAAATTAAATTGACACAAGCTTTGCACGATATAACAACTAAACGTGCAATTACTCCGACGGGAATAGGAAGAATCCCTGTATTAGCTTTTTTGATAAGAGCTTCTAAAATTGGTGATCCGATGGCACAAATGACAATGTTAAGAAAAGGAATTGAAAAAGGGATAATTAATCCAAAAAGAGTTACTGAAAATATACCTGTAAGTCAATCCATTATAGGTGGAAGAACAATATCAAAAGTAAAAGCATTATCACATTTATTGAAAAGGGGGAAATAATATGGCAGTTCCGCTTATAACAGATTTTATTTTATACGTAGCAACACCATTAACAGATACCGACTGGGCTTTTAACTGGGGTGAAGTAGTTAAATACGTTGGTGATGGCACATTTGATTTTACAATTAATTCTTTGACTACAACAGCCGGAGCTACATTTGGTTCAGATATAGGAGTAACGGGCACAGTAACAGCAACAGCGTTGGTTGGCGATGGTGCGGGTATCACCAACATATCAAATTTATTGTTGTGGGGTATGATGGGCGGATAAAAACAAAAGGGGGAAATAAAAATGGTAACAACAGCGTTTAGGGTTGGAAGCTTAGGGCAGGACGCAGTAACGGGGATAAAATGTTTGTATTCTTTCCCGGCTAGCTCTTATTATGATTGCGTTAAAATAGCGAGCGTAAATTATCAGGTAACAGCAGGAAAAACATTGTATATTACTAAACTTATGTTAACAGTATCGGTAACAGCGTCTTATTTGATTATCGGTTATGGAGATAACGCTATCGATAACGCTGTAACAGTTCCAACAAACTGGAAAGTTATGACAAGCCGTTTACCTTTAGTCCTAGCAGACCAGATACAATCGTTTGATGTTTTTATACCTATACCGGCGACTAAATATGCGCATGTATATACCAGTGCCGGCGGTTCTGCAACAATTTTTGGGATAGAATTATAAAAAAAAGGAGAATAAAAAAATGGGAAACATATTACGTGGATTAATGGCAGTATTATCAGTGGCGTTGATTGGTAGTGTATTATGGTCGGTTAGCGACAATTCGCTTTTGCCGTCAGGGGATTATCATGATGTAAATTCGCCTATTGAGTGGTCAATAACAGTATCATCGTTGGCGGTAGTTACTTCAACGGCTGTTGTTAATGGCGTACAGCGGATATATCAAAATACCGGCAGTACGAATTTAAGTTTCTTTTATAATTTATCACAATCAAGCGTAACGGCTAACAAATATCATTTACCGGGACAATTTTA